TCATGCCGCTCGTCCTGAAGACGTTCGCGCAGGGGATGAAGGCGGACAACTACTACTCCGGTGGGACGAAGGAAACAGCTGCCCCGTGGACGTGGTGGCAGCGGAACAAGATGGATGCCAGACAGACAGGTATTCATCGGTGCGCTCTGCAGTATGGGGTTGCGTACGCCACTGTGCTTCCGTCGCTGGTGGCCGGTAAGGATGATGCCGCGTTCATTCGCGGTGCGTCCCCACGTCAGATGACTGCCCTGTATGGGGAGCCGATGGAGTGGGATCCGCGGCAGGATTCGCCGGTTGATGATGACTGGCCGATCATGGCGTTGGAGATGAAGGGGCCGATGATTCGGCTCTACGACGAGAAGTCGGTTCACTTCATCGGCGCGAAGAATGTTCCGCAGTCTGCGCTCGGATGGACCGATCCCTCGTATTGTGCTGCGAGCAACTTCGAGTACATCGAGGGACGCAACCATGGTGTGGGTGTTTGCCCGGTTGTGCGGTATCAGGATCGGATGCTCCTCGACGGTGAGGAGCAGCTGGGGATCATCGAGCCTCTGCTGAACATTCAGTCTCGGATCGACGAGACGACGTTCGAGATGCTGATCGCCCAGTATTACAGCGCTTTCAAGCAGCGGTACGTGATGGGCTGGATCCCGAAGGATCAGGAAGAAGCGCTTCGGCAGGTTGCGTCGGATACGTGGTTCTTCAAGGACCAGGACGTCAAGGTCGGGCAGTTTGAGGCTACGGACCTGAAGAACTACATCGAGTCGAAGGCTTCCGCGTTGCGGGATCTTTCCGCTTCGGCGCAGGTGCCGGCGCAGAACCTTGGGTTGGATGGGATCTCGAATATCTCGGAGGCGACTCTCGCGGCCCTGGAGACGGGGAAGGAGCGGGAGTCGGAGGAGATTCTGACTTCGTTGGGTGAGTCTCATGAGCAGACACTTCGAACTGCCGCGCACATCACCGGTGATGCTGAGTCTGCTGCGGACTTCCGGTCTGAGATCGGTTGGCGTGACCTGACTGCGAAGGCGTTCGCGGCGCAGATCGATGCGCTGGGGAAGCTGGTGCAGATGCTGGACGTTCCTGTCGAGTCTGCGTGGGAGGACGTTCCCGGGTGGACGAAGGCGAAGGTGGAGCGGGTCAAGGCTGCTGCTGCGAAGCGGGATCAGGGCATCATGCCCGAGGATCTGGGTGATCGGACTGATGAGAAGAAGAAACAGTTCGATGCGCTTGGCGTGGGTATCCGTGCTGGCGCCGATCCGGAGTATGTGGCGAAGGAGGTGGGCCTGCCTGATGCGGAGTTCACCGGTGCCATCCCTGTGTCGTTGAGGCCGAAGGAGGCTGACGCGAAGACCCTCGAATCTAAGGGCGGCCAGTGAAGCGTTCCCAGTTCCGGCGCCTGATGAAGTTGCTACTTCGCACGCTGGATCGTCAGACGCGGCGGACGATTCAGCAGTATGGGGTGCCGGTCACTGAGGAGCAGCGCATCGAGGTGGCGGCTGCTTTGTTGCCGCACATCCAGCGGGCCCGGTTGCAGTCGCATGAGCTGGGTGTGCAGTTGCTGCGTGCCCAGGCGCGGGAGTTGCGGGTGGTTGCGCCGGAGGTTCAGCCGATCCGCCCGTATGAGCGGCAAGCGGTTGTGACACTGCTGGAGAACGCCACTCGGGTGGAGCGCTCACCGCGGGCTCGTTCGCGGGTGACGGTGGAGGATTCGGCACCTCGGAGCCGGCGTCCGGTGATTGAGCCTGCGGCGCCGAAGGTTGCGGTCGAGGTACTCGACCCAGTCACCCGCCGTCAGTCGCGGGTGACTATCGAGGTGACCCCGCAGAACCGCAAGGATCCGCAGGTCGTCAAGGCCATCACTGTGAAGGTGGCTGCCGCGGCGGAACGTCATGCGCAGATGCCGTCCCGTGAGGCCACAACGGATGCTGTTGAGGCTGCGCCGGAACGGCCGGGTGCGGTGATCGGGTGGGCGCGGATCATGACTGGCGCTGAGACGTGCGGGTTTTGCTCGATGCTCGCTTCCAGGGGCCCAGTGTTTCCCACCGAGGAGTCCGCGCAGTTCGTCTCGCAACGCTCGAAGCGGTTCGACATCCGCGAGCCCAAGAAGTACCACGACGACTGTGACTGTGAAGTGGTTCTCGTCCGTCAGGGTGAGGACTGGGTCGGCCGCGAGCAGTACGAGGCGCTCGACAAGCTCTGGAGAGACAACACCAAGAAGGCCACTGGGTTGGGGAAGTTGACGGCGTTCACCGCCGCACTGAACCAGGAGCGGGCAGACGGCAACGCTGACCGGTTCTATGTCGCCAGACCCGATGGTGAGACTGAAGATTCCTGAAGCCGTTCGGCTTCTGCTATGCCCGCACCCAGGTGGTGTGGGAACAATTCACGAGACCCCAGGAGGGTTACTTCGTTATGTCCGAAACCACTGCTGTTCCCGTCGAACCTGCCGCTCCCGTTGCGGCTCCCACCCCGGAGCCCACACCCACACCGGCCCCGGCTCCCGCCCCTGCGGTAGAGCCTCCGGCGAAGAAGGAACTGACGGTCGAGCAGCTCCGCAAGGAACTCGAGGACACCCGGAAGGAAGCCGCGAACTACCGCACGAAGTGGCAGGGCGCGAAGCCGATCGTCGAGGCCCATGAGGCAGCCGAAGAGGCCAACAAGACCGAAGTTCAGAAGGCCAACGAGAGAGCTCAGACTCTCGCGAACGAACTCGCTGAACTCACCCTCCAGAATGTTGCGCTCGCGCACGGCATTCCCAAGGAGAACTACGACTTGCTCGGGTCAGGTACCCGAGAAGAACTGGAATCGAGGGCGGCCCGCCTTGCGGCGCTGCACGGTTCCGTTGCTCCCACCGAGCCGAAGGCACCGCCGTCGGAGCGACCCGTGGAGTCCCTGAGGCCAGGCGCCTCGCCTCAGCCCCCTGCGGTTGAGGACAACGCATACCCCGAGTCGTGGCGACCCGCCACCCGGGAACGATTCTAAAAGGAAAGGACTGCACTCATGGCTAATGAATGCACCCCCCTGTTCCGGCCTGGTCGAGACGTCACAGTCCTTACGACCGGCGCCGTGGTGGGAAAGACGTTCGTTGCAATCTCCGGAGCCCCGGACACGACCGGCATGAAGGCCGGCGTCCTCAAGGCTGCCACCTGCACCGCTGCCGCGAAGGCGTTCGGTGTCGCTGCACGTGACGCCGCTTCCGGCGCGACCGTGCTCGTGAAGAAGGAAGGAATCCTCCCGGTCACCGCCGGCGGCACCATCGCAGTCGGCGCGGAGGTCGAGGTCGGGACAGCCGGTAAGGCTGTCACCCTCGCCTCCGGCAAGGCCGCTGGCATCGCTGTCACCGCCGGAACCAACGGCGCCGACGTCTTCATCGACCTCTACTAAGGAAGGGACGAAATCATGGTTGGAACACCAGTAGCTCCGCAGTACCCGCTTGCCCTTCCTACCGTCAGTGGCAACGCGATCACCGTCGACCTGATGCTCAAGGAACCGACGCGGATCAACAACTACCTGTCGGACATCACCCTTCAGCGTTTCTGGGCTGACCGCGTCTTCTCCGGCGCCGGCGGCGTTTCCGGTGGCGCACTGCTGTACTCGCAGCTGATGGCGAACGATCTCTACACCGACCGCGACATCCAGAATGTCGAGCCCGGTGGCGAGTTCCCGATCGTCACCACCTCGCGTCAGGCACCGCAGGTTGCCTACGTTGAGAAGTTCGGTGGGAAGTTCGACGTCACCGACGAGGCCCGGGACCGCAACGATCCCACGCTGCTGCAGCAGGAAGCGCAGAAGCTGGGCAACACGATCAACCGTGGCATCCACCGGCGCGCACTCGCAACGCTGGATGCGTCGATCACCGCGATCGGCTCGGATGTGCAGATCGTCGGTACCTCGTGGGCGGACGCTGCTGCGCTGACCCTGTCCACCACGAACAACGCAGCCCTTCCGGCTGCGGACTTCGCGAAGACTCAGCTGAAGGCTGACACCTTTGAGCTCGGTGGCGAGTTCAACCTGTGGATCGTCAACCCGCAAGAGTACTACAACTTCCAGGTCATCTACGGCGAGCGTGCAGCCGCGATCCTGGCGGCCAACAAGATCAGCATGATCTCGACGAACCGGGTCACTGCCGGTGAGGCGTACGTCGTGGTCGAGGGTCAGGTCGGTCAGATGCGTCTGGAGAAGCCCCTCTCGACTGAGACCTGGCGTGAGCCCGGAAACGAGTCGACCTGGGTGCAGTCTTCGGTGCGTCCGCTGTTCGCGGTGACTAATCCGTACAGCGTCCTCAAGGTCTCCGGGCTGGCGGCGTAGTGTCCGCGGTGGAGCGCACCGTCCGGGTCGGGTTGATGTCGTACATCGATTCGGACGGTGCCCACCGGTCAGCGTTGGCCGGTGCGGTGGTGCACATCCACCCGGACACGGTTGAGCGTTTCGACCGGCTGAACCGGCTTCTCGGCGATCCTGCACCTGAACCTGTTGAGGTGAAGGTGAAGCGGCGCGTTACTCGCACACCGAAGTCTGACGTTCCGGAGGGCTGATCCATGGCGTTCGCTACCCACACGGATCTCGAAACCCGATGGCATGGTCTGGCTGAGGCGGATCAGGCTCGCGCTGATGTCCTCCTCGGTGATGTGTCGATGTGGTTCAAGGTGTGGTTCCGTGAGTTCGGTGACCTCGAGACCCTGGTGGTTTCGGATGAGCTGCTCGCGGAGGCGCTGAAGGTGATGGCCTGCAGTGTCGTCAAACGTGCCATGGCTACCGGTGACTTCGAGGGTGCTTCCGGTGTGGAGCAGGCGATGGGCCCGATCACGATGAACGTGAC